GGCTTTGATATTGGAAAGGGGATATTTCAACGCATCAATACGCGACGTTGGTTTAATCATGTTCATTCCGTCGGTAGTCGTCAAATAAATGATTTCGTCTAAGGTTAACCATTCGGAGCGGTTATCATCGTAGGCAAATTTAAAGCGGGAAATCATGCCGTCGATATCAATCTGTTTTAACGTTTTTCCCGTCGTTTCAATCATTATTTTATTCGAAGGTAGGGTAATAAACAAGTTCCTGATATTTCCCGTTCTTTTTGGTGAATAACCAAAGGCATTTGAATACAAACCGTCGTTTACTGACAACGAATAAACAACGTCTGACCAACTTTGAATTGGATTTGGGCGTTTAATTAGGTCGTTAAACCAGTGATTTGTTACTTCGTTGCCTTCAGCGTCGAATAAACGTGCCTCGTTGGACGACATCATGGACGCTCTTTTACTTACTACCGCCCGTAACTCTGGAATCGTTTTAAAATGCTCCCACGCTTTGTTCGTATCAATCCAAACCGCGTTTTTTACCCCCCACATTTGATTAACGTGCGGCGCAAAATCCGACCATTGATTAATAAATCGGTTTTCTTTGTACGGGTCAATCCCGAAAAACGTCTCCCACCAGCTTAAAGTCATTCGCCCATTTGATTAAATTTCAATCAAAATTACGACAAATTTTTAAACATTGATTGCATGAACAGCGCCAACCCAGCAACGCAATCCGGTGCATCGTCGTGCTTGTTCTTTCCTTCCTTTGAGAACGTGAACATATTCGTAAGGAACGATTCGCTTTCCTGACGACCGTCTCGAACGAATACCATGCGGTTATTTATAAATGCCGCTTGCATGATTATTCGGGTTAACTTGTTCGTGGTATTGGCGACCTGAAGGATTTTTGTTTTAGTTAACGTCTGGAGTGAACGAGCGAACATTGCCCCCATGTTGTTGGATTCAACCCGACAGTAATTAACGTTCCATTTGGTCAATATTGCGGCGGTCAATGGTATTGAAATGTCGGTATTATCGCGGGTGAATAAATAATCCACAACAAACGGTTTATTTTTAACAATGGCGGCAATGGCGACCGCCGTGTAATCCATTCCAGTATCGCTTACATCAACGTAACCCACGCAACCTTCAATTGGGTTTGTTTTAATAAGGTCATCAAATTCGGCTTTTGTGATGAATTGCACCCCAGTAAATAACCTCCCTTTCATGTCGATAGGTTCCTGTTGGTATTCAGCGAGCCAAATTTCTTTGGACATTCTTTTTCGTATTTCATGGTATTCACTGGTTGTCAATACGTCCTCGCAAAACGATTTTTCCTGTTCATCCAGCGCCTTTACGATAATGGATTTATCGTACTGGTTCGCTTCCATGCTTCGACCAATAATATCGTTTAGCGTCCATCGTGTGCCGATATCAATCTTTGCGCATCCAGATTCCAACCTCGAATCGTGCGTTGATTCCTTCCATTGAATAATTCGGTCGTTTACCGTATCGCTCAACGCGTCCTCGATTCCTTTGTAAAGGTCGTCAGTTATCGCCACGTTTGACGCTCCAAATCCGATAATTGTACCTCCAACCCCAGCACCAAAATACCCGACTTGTTTTGATTTGTTGGTATTCCAGCCTTGTAGGTTCGCTTTATCATCGGAAAGCCTTGTATCCGGGAAAACAGCACGAAATTTATCGCTTTTGAGTATCGCCCGAACGTCATAACTGAATTTCAGGTACAAAGTAGCGGTACACGCGTTCCTCATAACCGATTTTTCAGGGTTTTTCCCTATGCTCCATGCACAAAATAACGATGTAATATAGGATTTTCCCGCTCTGGGCGGCATCGATACGCTTAAACTGGTTATTTTGCGGTCCTCGATATCCTGAAGCCCCTCCGCAACTTCGCGTAAAAAGCCTCTTTTACTAAAAAAATCAGCATCGTAAAACATACAAAAACCCCAAAACTTTCGTCTGGATAACTCCATTTTAAATAGTTCCCGTATCGCTTCCTTTTTATCATTCATTTTCGTTCAAAAAACGCTCTATATCTTCGGTCGTTATATCGGTTAAATCGATATTTGTAGATTGCTGTTCGACGTAACTTTGGTTCAATCGTTTGTGGTCATCTGGTTCGGCAATGATTTTAAACGCCGCAATCTGAAGGGTCGCATTTTCGCTTTGAATCCATTTTTGCAATAGGTAATTCGTTCCCTTTGCTCTATTTTGAAAGAATGCGTCTTTTATTGCGTCCGATTTGTCCAACGAATGAACGTAAGCGGTTGACCTTACAAATGAAAGTGAACTCCAATCGATATGCGCCCACCGCATCCACTTAAATTTCTGGATTGCTTTTATTAATTCCTGTTCGTACTGTGTTGATTTGCTCATTTTCGCGTTTTTTTTATATATTTTCGGGGTTTGGCATTTCGCTGTAATTTCGCTGTTTATTTAAACCATTGATTATATATTTCAGTTGCTACCTGTGCAGTCATTACTGGAGGTACTGACATACCAATTAAATATTTTGGCTCAATCTTTTTAAAGTTGTAATCAAGTGGATAGGTACCAGCCATTTTTAATTCATTATTTTGTAACTGTCTTAATTGTTTTGGGTGATACAAAGTTGAACCACTTGCTATTGTATTAACTACGCATTCGTAATCTAATTTTATTGAATGAAAAAAATGACCTTTAGGGTGCACTGTACTTATTGCTGCATTTGTTTTACACTTATCAATAAATGGTAAATCACAATTTCTTGGTTTAAATTCAAAATTATTTAGTATTCCTTCGTCTATTGCTTTAAATGGTATCGCTTCTTCATTAAATTTTAATTCTAATTTAGGAAAATTTAAATCATTTCTTTGACATATAAAAAATACTCTTTCTCTTTTTTGAGGCACTCCCATACTTGCAGCATTAAGTAAAAATAATTGAACTTTATATCCTGCCTTTTCAAATTCGTCTTTTACTCGTTTTACATAAGTCTTTGCATTGCCTTGTAACATTCCTTTGACGTTTTCAGCAATCACAACTTTCGGTTGTAATTTTTTTGCAAGTTTTATATAATCAAAAAATAAATCGTCTAATCTTTGCTTTGCTTGTCCCTCACGAAATACCTTTTCTTTTCCCCAGTCCTTTTCCCTGTTACCTGCCATCGAAAAACTTGAACAAGGCGGTGAACCGTCTAAAATATCAAGGTTGTATAAATCTTCAGGAAATTCAATCCTATTTGCAAATTCTCGTATATCCTCAACAAATAAGTATTTAGGATTATGATTAATTTTATATACATCAGCAACTTGAGGGTCTATTTCAACACCTCCTAAATGTTCAAAGCCTGCTAACTTATAACCCATTGTAGACCCACCACCACAAATAAAAGTTCCAAATACTCTTAATCCGTTTTTTTGTGGGTATCCATCTTTTAAATACCACTTATAATTAAATCTGTGCTTATTCATTACCTAATAATTTCCAAATTGCTTGTTCAGGGGTTGCTGCTATTTCAGATAATTGTTGTTTAACAGTCCAATATTCAGTTTCAGTAAAATTTAATTTAATAGTCATTGTTTCGTCTAAACTATCAATATCAATTTCTTCATTTTTTTCTGAATAATCTACATTGTTAAAGTTAGGAATATCTAATCCCCAATCGTCTAACTTTTCAACGTCCCATTCATTTGCTAAACTATCCCAATCCCATTCGCCAAAACCGACGTTATCTTTAATCAAAAATTCGTTTTTCTGTTCTTCCGTCCATTCATCCGCCAAAATAATTGGAACGTGGGAATATTTTAATTCATTTAACGCCTTTAAACGCATGTTTCCACCCAGAACGACATATTTACCGTCTTTATCGGTGAAAACGATTAACGGGCGTTTATTTAACATATCTGGGAACTCCTCAATGGATTTTACCAACTGGTTAAATTTTTCGTCTCTAATTACTCGCGGGTTTTTTGGGTTCGGTTTTACCTCCGAAATTTGTACGTGTTTCATTCCTCTGGATTTAATCGCTCAAATGAATCTGGAGCGAATTTTTTTAATACTGGGTCGGTTGTTTTTCTGGGCATTTTTTTGCGTTTTTTCCGTTGTTTTAACGCTTCGATTTTATCGTGAATATTCATTACCACCAAATCAAAGAAAAGCCCCACCAAAACAGATAAGAAATCGATACCACGATAACCGTCAAAATTATTTCCGATACATTCATAACTCGTTAAATAAAATGTGATACGTCCAAATGCACAATTGTAAAACCCCCAGAACCAAACCGACAACAATTACTCTGGTAAACGATTGTAGCATTAACTGATTATTTCCAGCCCAGTCTTTTATCGATTTGTGCTCGATATGAGGGCAAAATAACATAACGCCACGGTCCAACATGAACAACGTGTAAAATATCGGCATCAAAGCCAATCCGATTATAATTTCTTTCCTTCTTTTCATTCTTGTTAATTTAAAAAAGGGGATTCGTAAACCCCCTTCCAACCACTATAAAACTAAATCATCACGTTCCAAATGTACGATTTTTTTTTATTCTCCGTACTGGTTCAAATATTCACCTATGCGCTCCAACGATTTCGAATGTATTCCTTTTTTATCATTGCTATAAACGTACATCCATAGTTGCGACTGGTGAATTTTGCATCGATAAGCGATTTGGTTTAAAGTTACTTTGTGCTTTTCCATGTGGTTTAACAGTAACTTTTTTACGTCCTCGTTTATGGTTATTAAATTAATTCCTTTCATGGCTTCAAATTATATCGGTAAATCGTCCTTGTAACTCATTGCGGTTCGTTCCTGAAAACTGGAGTTATTCGTTAATATCATTGTCCAGCCGTTCAAACTTAAAAAACAGCGGTCTTTCCAAACCCTTCCGCGAAGGTTAACGCCGATTTCAACCTCATCGCCGACCTTCAGGTTATTAACCAACTCTATTTTATCATTGATAAATTGAACCGGTAGCACTTCGCTGAATTTTCCGTCGGTTGTTTCAACCCAGATTTCACGAATAGTTAATTTGTCGCTTTTTTGCTCTGTCGCGCCTATCGTGTGAACGCGCCCGTTTACTTTTGTACTCATTTGTTATTTGATTTTAATTATTGATTTTTAAAGGTTTCGTTGTAGTATTGTTCGGCTGTTTCTTGCACATTATTTGTATATTTTGAATTTATATCAATACCGTACATAACGGCATCTTCAATATGTTCTTTTTCCATTTCTTTGGCTTGTTCGATTATTTCATCGAATAATTGCCAATTTTGATTTATAACAATTTGACCTAATTTGTCTTTTAATTGTTCCGAATACCATTGTACAGCTGTTTTCATATCTGGTCGTAAATTTCATCGTAATAAGCCCGTGCCATTGTTACCGCTTGTTTAATCCTTTGAACGTAATTATTATCGAATTCAATTACGTAACTTTTCAATCGCTTATCGACTGGGATATGGTCAAAGGTATGCGCTTTTCGTACTTTGTCCTCCGCTAACATTTCCAGTTCGTCAGTTGTTAAATGGGCGAATTCAGGACGTGCGCACATTCGGTAATATTCACGGGTTTTCAAATCGTATATTAAATGCTCTGGAGTATTCGTCAAGGCGTAAACCAGTAACGATTCCGTTCGATTGTAAAGCCACATATAGCACTGAAGTTGCGCCACGTATCCAGCATCTGGTTTTTCTTTGAACCATGGAAACGTAGTACCGTCAGCCGAACATTTTATATCCGCTAAAATATCAGCCGTTACGACATCCGCCTCCCCAGTAATCCAGCCATTTGTTACCCGTTGTTTCTGGATGCGTTCGGTATCCAGCCAGCCGTAAACATTGGTCGCCATTTCAACCCCGATAGGTTCGTTAATAGTTCCCTTTTCCATTTGCCACGTATTAACGTTCTGTTCAATTCCGTATTTATTTTTCAGTACGTACTTTTGAACCTCAGATTTAGCGGTTTCGCTTAACTCTGGAACGGCATCCCTTTTCGAACGCAATTCCATTAATCGGTCGGCTTGTTTGTCGGTTAATTTTACTTTATTCGATAGTTCTTTTAATTCCTCGACTTGTTTCTGGGTTAAATTAACCTTTCGATTTTCAGTTAAAAGAGCGCCCATTGACGACGCTCTCGGGATAAATTCGTGATTCATGTTATAAATTGTTTATTGTGGTTAATTGTTCGGTTGTTAATGCGTACTTTGATTTAATATCGTCCTTTGTACGTTGACCCGTTTTGATGTAATTTAACGCCGTCTGAAATTGTTTTTCGTTCAATTCGTAAACTGGGTTCGTTTGTGTTTCGTTAACCCCTTCGCGTGCCGCGTTTCCGTCATCGTCCACGGCTTGCATTGAGAATAACGATTGAAGGGTCGCACGACGAAAATAAGTACAGCACGCAATCAATTTTTGCGGGTCGGAAATAATGGGTAACTGTAATCGGCTTTCGATATATTCCCCAGTATCGCATTGAATAACCCGACTAACCACATCGCCGTTTTCAATTGGCTGTAATAGGATAAAGTCGTACTTCATTAATATCGGTTCAATCGCTTCGATTATCGTGTTCAAATCGGCGTATTTTGATTTGAAATAAGGGTTATCGCTTCCCTTTGTTACTTTGCCCAGTTCCTTTTTTATCTTCCAAATCGAATGATAAATTGATTGCGGTTTTGGAATCGCGTCCTCGAATGATTCGATTGGTTCGTTAACCTCGTTAACTGGTTCTGTTCTTTTGCTCTTTTCTCGCATGATATTGGTTTTTAATTAACGTTTAATTTTTAGGATTGAAAAGCCAAACATCGATATTTCAAACGTTCGGTCGTTTACTACATGAGTAACTTCGTTTTGAATTGGTTTATTTACCGTAAATATCGCCTCCGGTTGGTTTGTTAAATACTCTGATTCGTTTAGTTCTGGTTCTGAATTCAAACCGATTGAACGCTTGTAAAGCGCTTTTTGTTTGTTATATTCAGAAACAAACGTTAAAACATTGGCAATAACATTCGGCATTGGTTCGGATGCAATCCAACGGTAACCCTTTGTCGTTATTTCAATGGCTTTTGTTTTAATTAAAGCCGTTACAACGAAATTGCTTACTTCGTGCTTTCTGGTTATTTCACTCAATGACACGGATTCGTTAACCCTTAATTGGAATTGAATGTCATTAAAACAATCGTAATACTTTTTAATTGTTTTCGGTCTCGGACCTCTTTTTTTGTATTCCATTTTCTCGATTTTTAGGAATTATTTTGCGTTATGGATGCGCAACCCCCGTATTAATATTAATCGTTAAATACGATGTATTTATTTATTTCACTTTCTGAAATTGGAAAATAACGCATTTGCATTATCGAATACCGATAGTATCGTTTTCCAGTTTTGGTCATTTTTGAGTAAATAGCAAACATTTTTCCGTTTTCGTACTTAATTGTTTGATTTGTAAAGGTCATTTCGTTGTTCATTTTCTTTCGCTTTCTACAAATGTAGAATTTTATTTTTTATTTCCAATCGATTTACATAAAATTTTATAGACGTCCGTAATTTGTTTCAGTTCCTCGACCGTGAATTTCCTCGTAATTCGTGCTTTTTCTTCCAGTTCTTCGAACCTTTTAAGCCCGATTTTTTTTATTAACTGGATTCGGTATTCGTGTAAATTACCGCTCAAATGTTGATTACATGGAACACATGACGAATGTACGTTGTCAGGGTCAAAACGGACGTTCCAATGATTATTTGCGTTGAAATAATGCGATGCGTTTACCCTTCCGTTAATGGGTTTCTGGCATGAAATACAAGGTAAACCGTTATCCCTCAAATTAACCCATTTGTTAAACGTTCCTTGCGCGATTTTTACCCAGTCTTGAACGCCCAAAAGTTCGTTTTTCAGTTTGGTTTTACGTTGTTTCCATTGTTTCTGTTTTTCAGATTGCACCCAGACAGCCACGCATTCAGATTCAAAACAGTATTTTTGATTAAACCGCACAATTGCGAATAATTCCCCGCAATTTTTGCATCGTTTTTTTTTATATTCCATCGAATAAACGTTTATTTTTTTCCTCCAGAACCTTAATTTTGGCGGTTAATTTAGCGTTTTCAATCGAAAGCCCGTAAGCCTTCCGCATAAATTCAGCGTTGCATTGTTTAGCCCATAAAATATACTTCATTACGTGCTCCATTTGTCCGATATGCTTGGTCATTCCTTCAATGTAATTTGTCGCGTCTGGGCGATGTTTCTGGATTCGTTCGATTTCGATTTCCATTGATTTGGAAATTTCCCAAACGTAACCTTTTGCCAGTAAAAAGTCGATTTCGTCCATAATTTTTAGTTTTGATTTGAATATACTTTACGGTGAATATTTGGTATTGAATGGTCGAGGAAATAATAACGGAATTTTTCGATATCAAACCTCAATTCGGTTTCGCCGATTTTACCAATTGAACGCGGTTTAATTTTATTGAAAAACAATTGAACCAGATTATCATCGAAAAACGGTCGATGGACAGTTATCATGCTCTTTCCTGAATTGAACCATTCCGAACCCCCTTTTAAATCGTATGGAACGGGAGGTTTTCTGGTTCCGTCTTTTTCTTTTTCCGTCAATTTAGGGTGAATTATCGTATGCAAATGCAAATCGTTATCCTCGGCAATCTGGTTGCGGTATGGTAAAACGAATTCTAAGTACTGGGCGTATCCTCCAAACGTCGAATAATCGTGTTGTAAATCCTTCCAGCTGTCAATCGATGCGGTTTCCAGCCCCTCATCGTTTTTTAATTTAACGGCGTAATCCCAAAACTCGATAGCGGTCAATTTCGCTTTCATATCTCGACGCGTCAAAATTTTAAAGTGATATAATACCCAGTCAAGCGTTGAATTGATTTCCATTTCCGTAATATGGTTTTGATTTAATGGGTTAAACGAT